TATGGGTTAGAAGTTGGAGATAAAGTTTTTTTAACTAAAAATGCTGATGTTGAAATTGAAATTTTAGGTAAAAAATTGTGGCGGGCAAGAATACGAAATATTATCGGAGTTGAACGTGAAGGAAAGTTAGTCTGCATTAAAAATAAAATTCTCGTAAAAGAAGTCCAAGAAGAAGAAATAGAGTCTTTTTTAATAACGTTTGATGAATATAAGAAAGAGCGAAAAGGCATTGTCATATCTACAGGAATTTCAGAAGGGGTCTCTCCCGGAGACAAAATAAGCTTTCACAATGGAGTAGCTAGAACACATTTAGAGTACAAGGGGGAGCAATATGCTTATTTAACTCCTGACAATATAAATTATATAATAAATTAACAATGAAAAATATAGACATTATCCCTTCATCAACAGGTAACAGAGTATTAATAAAACAACGAGAGGCTGATTTAGAAAGGAACGGTATTATTATCCCTGATACAACTCAAATAAAACCCTTGCAAGGAGATGTTGTCGCAACATCAAAATCTTTTACGAACAGCGTTAGCGGAGTTGTTCTGATGCCTTACTTAAAAGCTGGGGACTATGTTTTATATGATCCGTTTTCAGGTATTCCTGTAGAAATTGAAGGGGAGGAATTTTTGATAATGGAAGAATCGAGCATATTTTGTAAATTATAATCTAAAAACTAAATTTAAAAATGAAACAAATCTTTAAAACAACAGAAGAAAAAGCCCCTTATTTTAAGGGAATAGCAGATGCCGCATTAATTATCGGAAGCTCACTAGGAGTAGAAGGAAGTTCCGTCCAAATCAGTTTTTCTCATGGAACGATGCCTCTTATCACAAAGGATGGAGTAACTATTACTCGTAGTTTGCTTTTTAAAGGCAAATTAGAAAATGTTGGCGCGACTTTAATGAAAGAAATTGCCAATAAAACAGTTGAACTTGCCGGAGATGGGACTACTACTACAGTGGTATTAGCTAATGCAATGATTCAAGCCGGAGAAAAAGCTAAAAATAATGGAGCCAAGCCTCGTTTTCTAAAGCAAGGAATCAATTTAGCGGTTCAATCAATTGTGGCATATTTAAAAGCTAATTCAGAAGATATAGGAGAAAATAATGATAAAATATTAAATATCGCCACTATATCCACTAACAATGATTCCGAGTTAGGAAAAATCATTGCAGATGCTTATGAAAAAACAGGTAAAAATGGGCTTATTACCCCAGAACCATCCACAACTGAAGAAACGTATGCCAAAATAGTTGATGGATTTGAATTTAAAAGAGGGTGGTTAGATACTCGATTTATTAATACCGAAAAAGGAAAACAAACTGTATTTGATAATCCACATATTTTATTGGTAGATTATGAGATGAATAAATTTGAAGAAATTGAGCATCTTTTGAAAGATCAAGTTACAACAGGTTATCCATTAGTTATAATCGCAAAAGGGTTTGGAGGAAATTTTGACACAACAGTAGGGGTGAATGTTAAAGAAAGAAGACTTCGTGTTTGTTTAATAAAAATACCTAACAATTATCAACAAGAACACTTTGAAGATTTAGCTATCATTACAGGAGCTACGTTAATAAGCGATAATTATGGGATGAAAATTAAATCCGCTCAACTTAAACATCTAGGTTCTTGTGAAAAAATAGTTGTAACCGATCGATCAACAAATATTATTAACGGAAAAGGAAACCCTGAAATTGTTTTAAACCACAAAGCTGGACTTTTAGTTGAAATTGAAAAAAATGAGGATAAAGTCGCTAAAGAATTAATTGAAAAACGATTGGCTCAATTGTCAGGGAGCATCGGGATTATTTATGTTGGAGGCAAAACAAATGTTGAAGCAAAAGAAAAATATGACAGGGTTGACGATGCCTTGAGAGCCGTAAAGTCGGCTATTGAAGAAGGGGTATCAGTAGGTGGAGGGATTGCTTTATTTAAAAGTTTCGAATCTTTCAATGAAATTGTTATTCCGGATAATATGAATAACATGAATGATGTTTTATTAGGAATTGAACTCATAAGAGATGCTATTCAGTCTCCTTTACGTCAAATGGTAAGGAATGCTGGTCTTAATGAAGAGGATGTTATTAATGAGCTTTTAGGTACAGATAAAAATATTGGGTATAATGTAAAAACAGATATAATAGAAAACCTAAAAGAAAGAGGGATTATTGATCCAACTAAAGTTATTCGTGTAGCACTTGAGAATGCTGCATCTATTGCAGGGGTTATTTTAACAAGTGATTACTTGCTTATTGAAATGGATAACTAATATTTGTTTTGTTGAAAAATTTCAAACAAAAAAATCCGGATAACATATAGCTATCCGGATTTTTGTTTGAAATTACTCCGCCAATATTTTAGAATTAGCTAAGTCCTTTCTTAAGCTAACACTTAAATCAGGTTTAATTGTTAAAGACATGACTAATCCGTCTTTCCCTCTCCATTTTTGGACACCATCTTTATGTTTTATCCAAGCAGTCCCAGCCGGAAATAATATTTCAGCTTTAAACAATTCCTCTACTAACTTTTGAGCTTCCTCTTTAGTTGGCAAATCAAAATTGTTTGTTGTATTAGGAACAATCTTTATTGTTTCTGAGACAATTTCCAAAGGAATATTAACAATAGGAGGAGAAATATTTGCTGGCTCTAATTGTCTAAGAATTTCAGCGAAAATATGTTGCCCTTCCGATGAAAGAGTTATATTCAAAAAGTGGTCAACAGAATTAACTCCAATTGGAGCTGTTGATAATGCTTGTGATGGATTATTAGACCAAGATACTTGACCTCTTTGACTATTATTAACAATGATACCTCTGTCTATCGCTGTTAAAATATATCCTTTACGTTTTACCGTAGGACTATCTTTATCATCCATAAATTTCTTTGGATCACGAGATGCAACATTAAACATTTTTACTCGAACCTCGTTAACATCTACCCCTACTATAGCTTCTATGCCTAATAACACTTTAGCATATTGTAAAATTTCAGACGATGGATTTTTATAGCACCATGTTTTAGCTTCTTCCATAGACAGTCCGCTATCTATAACTTCTTTATATTTAGCGCTACGATCAAATAGTCTATAACCTAAATCTATCGTATATGCTGCTTTACGAGTAGGGTTATCTAAATTCCTGTTGCTCGAAAACATAAATTCAAGTTTATACTTTTCATATCCGGGAACTACACAAACTCCATTTATAAAAACAATTCTTTCGTTTCTTGTATTTGATTTTGCCGCATCCGACATTTCAGATACAAATATTGTACTTTCACCTGGAACATATCGAATAACTACTCTTCCTGATTTTGTAACTATGCTATCTTGTGCGGGATAGGTTTCAAGAGGTTTCCTTGTTACAGGAGTTCCGCCTTCGCCAGAGATAGGATCTACCCCCATTTTTACTGATGGAAACTCATTTATGTGGGAAGAGATAAATGTGAATATTTTATCTTGGTAATGATTATACCCTTCTAAGAAGTCACTATAACTTCCATTAATTGTTGATGATTTCATAATTTGTTTTATTTAGTTTAAATTTATATTTAATTAAAAAAAATCGGGAGAAACGATTACATTCCTCCCGATTGTATTATTATAAGCCTTGTAAAAAAGCGTAAGCATTTGGTCTGAACCCTTCAAAAGAAAAATGGGTACGGAAGTTTACGGTTTTAAAGTCATATTGGGTATTGTAAATACCCGCAGTACCACCTAGTAACCATTCTTCCATTTCACGACTGTATTGTCCTTGTGATACGTAATTCATACGTAATGCAGGGACTTCAATTTTTTCTTTTAAATCGCCAATACGTTCTGTTGAAGAGTCCAGAGGGATAACAACGCCCATGTTTTGATACATTGGCAAAGCTCCTAATGAAGTTGGGTTATTTAACAAGTCGTATGTTTTCAAATGGAATGTTTTACCCGCTACAGCGAATCCGCCAAATCCAAAGTTAACATATTGTTGTTTTTGAGCCATAGCATCTAAACTCTCACCTCCAAAAGCATTGTAAAGGATTCCGCCTGCTTGCATTTCAGGACGTACAAAAGCATCAATTGATTTACGTAATCTGATTGAAGCCCATACTGAATTTTCATCGGACCCTTTATTTTTGTCAATACTATCGATAACTAAATCATACCAATCATCTAATGAAATTCCATTAGCTATATTGTACGCATTTGTACCGTTATAGCTTTGAGCAAAAGTAAACAACCCTGATGTTTTCAACATGGTAGCATCATAAGTAGCAATATCGCCAGTGCTGGTGATAGCTTGACCGCTTACCACATCTACTTCACGAGCATTCATGATTCGTTTACGAGCATCTAATTGATTTTTATAAAAGAATACGTTTCCTTTTACTCCATTATCTCCTTCAAATGCAACCCATGTTTCTTCGGCTAAAGCTGTACCAGTTGAACCTGCTGTCTCTGTTAAGATTTCTGCGACACCTGTGTAAAGATTTAAACGGAAGTTTAAAGGCAATGGCTGTCCGCCACCTTCACCATTTACAATACCATTAAGAACAATAGGCTCTGTTCCTACTAAAGTAGGTAGAACTGTTGCGCTATCAGGAGCTACTGTAAAAGTTGTTGATGTTACTGCGATAACAGTCCCTTTAACTGCATTGTTACCTAAAGAAACATCTTGACCTACTCGCATAGGGTTAAGAGTTGTTGTTCCGGTAGCATTAGGAGCTTGTGAGCCAAAAGATGCCGCATTATAAGGGTCAAATGCTGATGGGAAGCCTGTTATTTCATAAGGAGAAGTAAGGGTATAAACAACAGCTACTCCTGCTGCGGCAGTTGTTCCTGTTGCATTAACAATGGTCATTAAGCGATCTTCTTCCCAATGTCTCCATAAAATACCGGGCATAGGGTTTTTACCGCCTCCTAGTAAATCCATTAATCCTGTAATATCTTGGCTTCCGAAAGCTTTTACTAATTTCGGATCATTTTGTGGTTTCACTAATGAATAAAATTCACTAGATGTTATCCAGTTGCTTGTTGTTGCTATCTGTGCAACGCTTGGTGTTGGCATATTATTTAAGTGGTCTTAGCACTATGATTAGTTAATATTATTTAATAGTTCCAGCTTTTTTCATCGCTTCTCTAGCGTATTTCTGGTTTCTTTCTTCTCTTGTTTCTTTTACTATCTCTATTTTACCGCTATCGGGTTTAAATCCTACATTTTTAATTCTATCAAATTCGGATGCCGCACCTTTCGCTTGGTAATTTTTAGCCAATATTTTCAACATATTATCTTTGCTCTTTTTAAGAGCTAATAATTCATATATCTGTTTATTGTCTATTTTACCATCTACATCTTTAAATTCATTCCAAAATAAAGCGGGATCATTTATCATTCCTTTCATTATCCTTGCGACATCTTTTTTGTCGGGTTCTGGAATTTCATAATCAAACACTTCTTTTGATTTTTCATCAATCAAAGTAGATAGTTTACTGGTTTTTGAAATTACACTATCAATATCCTGCTCCCATTTCATTTGATTTTGACGCATCCTTTCTTGGTTGGCATCAATTTCTGATTGTGAAGGAACTTTACTCTTAATAGATGTAGCTTCTTGTTTTTGTATTAAAGATTGCCTAGCTTCTTCTGCATCTTGACTAAACTTTTGTCTATATAAAAGTTCTGTTTCTGACGCATCATCATCTATCCCTTCTGAAATCCACTCGTTTCTTTTGTATTTATCGTTTAATTCAGCTTTTAAAAGTTTTTCTGACCACCCTTTATATTTTTTATCTTGACGCATCGCTTCAAGTAAAACTTGTTCGGGATTCGTCATTCCTTTAAAATCTTTCGATTGCATTATAATGAAATCCTCGTCAATCTCTACGCCCTCTTCGGCAAGTTCATTAAGTCGCTTTATTTTATCATTTGCAAACTTTAATTCTTTCGGAGTTAACAAAGGTTCTATTTCCTCCCAGCTTTTTATTTTGCCTCCCGACCTTTCTATTAAATAATCTTCTAAAGTCTTTTGAACAATAGGACTGTTTTCAATAATAGGAAGTTCGTTTTCTATTGGCGTTTTTTCATCAGCAGGAGGTTCGGGGTTATTCAAAGAACTATTATCTATAACTACTGGCGTTTCTTCTATAATAGGCTCTGTCATTACAGGTTCTATTACCGCCTCAGGTTCTATTGCCTTGAAATACTCTGCGGCATTTTTACTAGCTCTTGCAAGCATTTCTTCATGTGTTGTTTCTGCCATGATTTGTTTTGTTTAATTATATTTTGTTTAAATGTCTTAATACAAAGATAAATTGTTATTTAGAATCATTATAAATAATACAAATTATTGTTTATAATTTGTATATAATTATTTATTCGCAATAGACCTTAATCCATTATTATTATAGGTAGGGAATAATATTCCGGAACGCTTTTCAATTATTTTTGGAGCGATAATGCTTTTAGAGCCAACAACAGCCAACATAGAACTTATAGTTAAATCGTATGGAGTCCATTTTGTTATATTAAACGCAAGCCAATCTTGTAATGTATTGTTAAAAGGCATATACCCCATTTCGCCTGTAGTATCATTAACTCCAATATTGTTATCTATATAACTTGCTAAATATTCAATTAATTGCTGCTGTGTTTTCCCTGCCGTATTTGCTAATCCTGCATCCTCGTTTCTATATTGCTTATCTTTAAAATCCTCCATAGTCATAGAAGGGGCTGCTAATAAGTAATTATGATACTCTCTATTTCTAAAATAATCATTACAGTTTTTTATATTTCTTTCTGGCAATAAAGCCCAACCAAAAAACACACATTGCATAATCATATCTTCATAAACTAATAATGGATCGCTTAATCTGTTCCAATATTCACCTATAAAAACATCGCTTAATCTTTTTTCTGACATCATGTCAAACTTTTTAAATCCATGTGATGCAGCTTTTGATTGCCGTGAATCTGTAGTATTAACGGCTGAATAAGGATCGAGAGTAAATAATCCTAAATGAGAATTGGCGGGTGTTTTCTTCCCTTGTTTTATAATGAACTTATTTCTGTCTTCCATTTTGGGTAGCCATGTAAATCTGTGCTTTACACGTAAATCCTCATAAGGCAAACTATTCCATTGAACCTGCATACAATCCCTGTGTCCGTTTAACCAAGTAAAATACCCACAATGCAAGGTTTTTTCAATTACTGATATGTTATTATGTTCTATTTGTTGATGAATTTTGTCTATATTCCAACACGTTTTTTCATCAGCAGGTGTGATAAACATGTCCTCTTCTGACATAGGGAATTGTCTTTTAAACTCATAATACCCAACCATATCCCCCGACTTTTTACGTGCGCTAAGTTCATCTAAAATCCATTGTTTCGCTCCTTTCTTAATAAACCTACCATCTATGCCCATTATAGGCTTTTCAGGAGTATCTATTACCGATTGACCATATTCATCAATAAAGCCCTCCATCCCATCATAAGAGGGGACGAAATATCTCCACAATCCAGTTATAGTCCTCCCGTTTTCTGTTTTAATTGTATGGTCGGATTGTTTCCACAACAATAAAAAACCTTTCCCCCCTTTATCTATCTCATTCACGGTAGACCCCATCAGCATTTTACCGATAATCCTACCTCCCAATATCAAACAGGTTCTGCCTATATTAAACCATTTTTCAATTTTTACATCCGCGGGCATTTTCCCCGCCTCGTCACTTGCAAGTATATTACACTTCATCCCATCATAAGCGTTATCTTTTGTATTTCGCCAATCTATCTTTGTATTAAGTGAAATCTCTTTTTTAGTAACCCTATTTTTAAAAGTAATCCGTTGTTGTGGAGTCTTAAAAACCAATTCCTTTTTTACGTCTTCAGCACTTTGGACTTGAGGCTTAAAAAATGGAGGGTATTCCAAAAATCCATGAACAAGCTTATTAAACATTTCTTTTGCGTCTTCTCCGGTCTTAGATATTATTCCATAATTGGCATTAAATGTTTTTCTTGCCCTATTAAGTATTATACTGTCAACTCGATAAGAATAACCATCACGGCGAAGCTTGCCGTACATCTGACCCAAACATTCTTCATCTTTATCGCATAAATACCAGTGATAGAACCACCTTCTGTCTCTATCCCGGTAATCTGGATAGCCGCTATCAATTTTAAACCAGTTGAGATAGTGATAATGATCCCCTGTTACATAAGTAGCAACTCCATTACACATGAACCAGTAACCTTCAGTGCATTTCCTATCTTCTTCGTAGGCAAATTCATCATATTTCTCTTTACTCCATTCATCAAAATCGTCCGGCAACTCAATGCGCCTCCATTTCTGATCTTTCTTGGGCAAATTGAATCCTGAAATCAGCTCTTTTTTAGGCTGTTTAGGCAAATTATATATTAACCCTTTATATAAATCCATATTCACTTTGCTGATTTTAAGGCTATCTTCTCTGCTATTCCGAGTTTCTCGAACTTTACTTTTTCTTCCAATTCTTTTACGTTTTCCGGACTCATTAACTTACGCAGTTCGTCTAACTTTTTTATCATATCAACACTTTCGAGCATGTACTTCCAACTCCTATCAAACTCCCGAGCATCCTTATCGGCAAAAAGGTCTATTTTTTTTGTGGTTAATTGTTCGTTGAAATTGTCAATCTGTGTCAATACTGTTAAATAAGTAAAAACATAAGGGCTTGACTTAAATTTAAGTAATTCGGATTCTAAAAACTCTACATAAGCTGATACAGCCTTATCTTTTATGACGGGACGATCCATGAAGTTGTTTAATTTAATTTAATTTTTAAAAACGTGTTAATGCAAAGACAACGATTTAATTTGTAATCATTATAAATTATTCCCCTTCAGTTACTTCATCTTTAGGGGTAATAGCATTTTCGTAAGCAGTATGATTTATTTTACTTTCGTGCTTAATGTGTTCTACCTCTTTTTTGCTTTGAGCAGCTACTTGAGCCGATACAATTTTACCCCTATTTGCAGCGTCTTGCACATTTACTTTATACTTCCAGCCCCTATTTCCGCAACTGTTGCAGTACCTTGATTACGTAGTCCTTGTAACTGCATCTCCCTTTCAAATTGTTTTTGTTCAAAATCCTCCTTCATTTTATACTCTGCTTGCAACATTTGAGTTTTTGTTTGCACCTCTAATTGCATCTCTTGCTGTTTCGCTTGTGTGGCAGTTTGTATTGACTGTTGTTGAATCTGACCATTATTTTGAATGTCCTTATCTTTAGATTCTTGCGCATCAGTTCTGTTCTTATCTTCTAACATAACCAATAGTCGAGCAGCTTTTTTTACATCTGACTTCATTTCTTGACGCACTCTTATAACATCGGATGGGAATAAAGATCCGTTTTGTAATCCCAATTGCAATAGTTGTTCTAATTGCATTTTCTCGTTATCGTCTGGGATTGCTTCTAATTCTATTCCGAATACGCTTAAAGATAAATCCTTACCAACTTTTAAAACTTCAGCAGCTTCATTCCCTAAAGCGGAGGAAAAAGCCTCAAAATTGTGTTCAGCACAATCCTGAATCATTAACGCTAATCTTCGTTCTTTTTTAAGTAATAATTCCGCTTGACTCATAAATATGCCATAAAGAGCATTTAATGTAGATTGCTCTGCCATCTTTTGTATTCCTAGACCAGTATTGGGATTAGGTTGTGCGGAATCTATTGAAGAGTTGAACCCTACAATCATATCCATTTGACGTAAATAGCTTTGTTGTAACTCTATGTATTTTTCTATCCCGGCAGCTATTCCGTTAGGCAACGGTTCTACGATACGACCATTAATAACATCCCCAAACTTATCAATACTATTCCCTACTACACTGCCTGTTTGTTGATACATCTTAAGAATCTCTAAGGGAGTAGCATCTACTCCATTAGCCAAGATAACTCCATCCAAGCCTCTTATATCTATAAAAACTCCGGGAGGAACCGCTTTAATAACGTATTGTTGAAGCCTTAAATGAGCTAACTGCATTAAATCTTCAAGGCTTTTCAGTTTTTCTACTGTGCTTTTATTCTCCATATCGCGAATACGGGGAGCAATAAGAATTATTGGCAATTCGGCTTTAGGGCTGTAACTTCCATCAGGATATTTGTCTCGATATTGATTGGGTAACATTTGATAGTCCCAAAGATATTTGGTTCCAATCACCCATTTGCCTCCATAAGTATAGGCACATTTTTTAGTTATCGTTTCAGATTTAACATTTTTTAATTGTTCGGAAACAATGTTTATCTCTATTTTTTTAGCTTCTATCCTTACTTTTCTTGCCTCTTTTTCATCTTTGTTGATTCCAACATCAGAACTTTTCATCAGCCCCTCTACCTCTTTCTTTAGGGAGTCGAGTTTTTTGTTTAATATTTCCGCTTCTCCTACATAATTATCGGATTTTTTATCAAAGAAATATCCTCCCTTAGAATTTCTCTTCTTTACTCTCACCTCGGCGTTTTGTGTAATAAAATAAAACTCAAGAACACTAATATTGAAATTATAATAAGGTTTTATAACTGTATTTGAAACGTAATAATTCTCGTAGCTTGTTCCCCAGTTCCATGTTGGATTAACATTTTTTCCTTGATTAAATAAGGCAATGTTCCATAACTCTTCATCTGTAAATTCTGGATTCATTTGCGCTATCTGCCATAACTGATATTGCTTTATAACTGCTACATAAGTTAGATTCCTAAAGTCGTCATATTTAGAGTATGGGGTTATAACATCTATAGGGTCAACAGTTTCCCATTTTATATTCCAATTCTCATCATACCAATACTGTATTGCCGCTTTATCTATAGTCAGTAAATCATCTAATATTTTAGCTCTTTGTTTTTCAGAAAAATTCTGCTTATTTACCCACAACAAAGCCTGTTCCATAGCTATACACGTATCCATTTTAAATGAGGATAAATGCAGATCTGCTTCTTCTTTTGTTTTGGGGATATATTTATTTTCCGAGGTTAATGGTATTCCTGTTAATTGCTCTATGTTGCCTCCATTCTTTTTAAGGTACATATTAGCAAATAGCTCTTTTTTATAATCATCAAATTTTGATTGAGATTCGGGGTCAATAGGATTACATGACATTTTAAGATCAATTTTCATTAATCTCCCTATTGTATTGTCAATTAATGTAGGTATTCTATTGATAGGAGAGAAATCGAGATTTGTATAAGAGTTGTCTCCCCCTATTTCAAGAAGATTTTTTAAATGCTCAATAGACTGCATCCCTTCACGATACTTACGACTAACTTTGTCATTTTCTGTTTTAGTAGTAAATAAAGTTGCATTAAGAACATGCTTTGCCCAAATAGCACTAGCATATTTATATCCATATTCAGGTGTTGCTTTTTCTTGTCTTGTGACTAATGGATCAGGAAACATGTCTAATTGTCCTGTACTAGTGCTTTGAGGGTTTACTTCTGACATTGTAAATGTTTTTACAAATATACGCTTTATTTATAATCATTCTAAATAATGAAAAAAGAGAGCGAAGGATTTATTCTCCGCTCTCTTTCTTTAAAAAATATTCAAAAACTAGCCAATACGGAAAAGCACAACAGTGGTTGCTGTGTCGAATGTAATTCTAAATACCCCTACTTTTAAAGCTGTGCTATTTGTTACAGTCAGTAATTGGTCAGTTGCAGAATCTCCTGCGCCGGTCTGTTTAGCTGTAACCATATTCGCTCCAACAACAAGTGTAGCGACATTTGCTGCCGTCATTCCTGAAGTATTTACAATAAAGTCAAAAGTTGTTCCTGCCGGAGTAGCTCCTATAGCTGTTGTTATTTGAGCGGCTGTCGGCAACTGAACGTTTCCTGTTGCGCCTGTAACCGCTAAATATCCATTAACCAAATCAATTCCTAAAGCTGTTCCGGATGTTGCTACAGTACTTGTTGCAACTGGTTTTTTTACAGAATTTGATCCTTGAATAACTATAGATGCAACTGTCGTAGAAGATGCAACACCTGGTTGCAATGTAATATTTCCAGCCGTAACCGCAGTTCCTGTTGTAAGTGCGATTGCCCCCGACGTAGTAGTAGCATTTCCTGTAGTAGCATTAATAGCGCCTGTTGTAGTCGTTGCTGCTCCTGTTAGTAATTCAATTAGCCCCGATGTAGTCGTTGCGCTTCCTGTAGAATTAGTTATTTTTCCAGATGCTGTTGTACCACTTCCTGATTTTACAGTTACAATACCAGACGTTCCGCTTGCTGCCGCGCCAGATTCTAATGTTACGGTTCCTGAGTTTCCTGATGTAGAAGATGCTCCAGAAGCCAAGTCTAAAACTCCAGAATTTCCTGATGTTGCTACAGCTCCTGTCGCAACAGTAACGGCTCCTGATGTTGCACTTGCTGTTGTTCCTGAAGCTACTGTCAAAGCACCAGATGAATCAGTTGCTGTTTCGTTTCCTGATTTTACGTTTACAGCACCTGAATTTCCTGACGCTGATCCACCTGCTCCTGATGTCAAATTTAATGCGCCACCCGTTCCGGTTGTTCCACCTATACCCCCTGTTAAAGATGCTGCGCCACCTGATCCTGATGTTCCTGAAGTTGCTGCCGATATCGCTATCGCCCCCCCTGCGGTTGCTGCTGTTGTAGTTGTTGTTACTGTTACTGTATGGTCAACCTCTTTTGAAAAAGTTTGATTTGTTCCTACATTTAAAGACGTTCCTACTGTTGCTGATGTCCCTGCATTTACAGTTGTACCAACAAATAAGGCTTTTGCTACACCAACACCGCCGGCAGTTGTTATTGCTCCGGTTGTAGAAGTTGTAGAATCTGTAGTTGCCTCATTGACAACTGCTCCAGCTACATCTATTTTGCCTCCTATAAAAACATCTTTAACAATACCTACACCACCATCAACAATAAACGCCCCGGTTGAAGTTGATGTAGATTGAGTTGTTGCTAAAATGTGTTGCGCCAAAGGCAAAGGGGCTGTGTCTGCAATTGCATTTATTAAAATTACAACGGCTGCCGGAGTCTCTGTTACTTGAAAAGTTGCCCATGCCGCTCCCTCTGTATTCATTACTATTGCAGCTCCGGTAGAGTTTCCTTTTGCTGTACTTAAAAACACTTTTTTAATTCGAGTAGAATTTAGGTATAAAGCATTTCCACTAGGGAAAGATGTCACCTGAATCAATGTTTCGGCTGCCGAATTTAAAGCAGATGGCGTTTCATTAACATTAAACCCCTGATTAATTGTCCTATTGTTAATTTGATAGGAAATGCTTGAATCTGCATTTGAGTTGATTCCACTTACAGAGATTAAATCATCTGCGCTTATTTGGAATGCTGATTGAGTTGTGTCTAACGGTGTTATCGTAAACATTTGTGCTGTTACCATTGTTTCTGATGCTCTTTCGAGGCTTATTAGTTAATATATAACACAAATATACCAACACTATTTAGAGAGATTCTAAATTACAGAAAGAATGTTTTTTAATTTGTTTTTAAAGATAAAAAGTATTATTACACTTAAAGCAGCGATACATAGTGCCAAAAATAAAATAGGTTTCCCCGTTACATTTCGGACAAAATATTTCGTTTCTTAAAAATTTATATTTTTTCATTTCATTACTTTTTTCAGTATCACACATAAGACAGTTTACTTCCCAACAAGCTACATTTCCTTCTTTCTAAAAGTTTAATGTAATTTGAGACTGTGAAAACTTTTTTTAACTTTCATTTTCACTAGGCAAATTAATAAGAACCCGCTTCCATCGGTATTAGTGTTCGCTTTTCGCTGTTGGTTTGCCCGTTATCACTGTCAAGATAGAGCGGGACTATTTCACTAATAATATTATCTACCACTATCATATTCTCGTTATCAAGTATAACGAAGGGCGCAAAAAGCTTGTATGATTGGACTACAACCCTAACGCAAAAACCCTAACCAATTAAGGGAAGGGTTCTGTTAGGGAATTTGCCTTTTTCGGTTGCCCGAAAAATATTTTTAATGTGTATTTTTGTTTTTATGAACCCTTCCAAAAGTTCAACATAACAAAATTACAAATAATATTTTAATTAATCACAATTTTAAAAAAAATAGTTAAAAACCTAAATCGTCCTCTGCTACTTGTGCTGTAATAGATTTATCAACTTGTAAATTTTCAGTTTTTATATTCCACCCTTCAATAGTCGAAAAACATTTCTCCTCTCCTGTGGGGCTGTACCACAAACGCCCACGAAGGTTATAGTCAATAACTACAGTTGATCCGGTTGTGATATTATCCAATTTATCGATGTTTTTATTAACGAATTGAATGAGTAAATATTGTGGATATTGACCATCTGTTTTTAGAATTAATTCGCGTTTTTGTAGCTTATCGCTTACATTTTGAATAGGCATCCGTTTATAAACTAAGCCTTTAATTGTTGTTGTTTCTGCCATGATTTATTTTTGTTATAAGATTTACTAATTTATTTTATATCTCTATTTTTTTTCTTTAACACGTTTGATCCAAAGGGATTTATGGATGATAAACAGAAGCGGTTCTATTAGACTCTCCTCTATTCCACCATTTAATCATATCAGGATAAGATTTCCCTACCTGATAACTATCTCCACTCTTCATGTGAATCATACATGTATTACTACATATCTCTTCTGTATCATCTTCAGCTCTTTCCCTAACAGATTCGATACAGTCAGTATCGATCGTTATTTTAGCTTCAATATCAGGCAAATTAACACCCATGTCGCTCATTTTCTTATTATAAAGAAAACAAATTAATTCTACTTTCATTTTGTATCGGCTTTTAAATGTCGCTCCCTGTTATCAGGAAGGTTGGTTATTACTTTATATACTTTCTCGTCCCAAGTAAAATAGAACTCTATGTATGTTGAATTATCATAATTACTATAAGAAGATAATCCGGTATTGTTGGTATAGCCTATTGTCTGATAGTTATGTGTAACATAATAATA